CTATGCCTTGCAGATACAGGATGTATTCATAGAGCATTGTGTTGAGTTCGTTAGACTGGGGGTGGTTAATGACTTGTGCCCCCTCACGACTCCAGCACTCAGGCTTGAGGTAAACATTGGTCTTCAGGTAGATTTTCCTTTGATTTAAATAAGCTTCAACCTGTACAAGGGCCGTGCCTTGCTTATTCAGTTTCTTTTGGCGGTTAAAGACCAACCTGTATCGTATCTTCTCTAGCATATTTTTATTTTAAATTTAGCTATTTCCTCCAAAATAATCAAATTCGACAATATTAATCTTATAATCTCGACCTGGGAGAACTGTTGGGAAATCCGAAGGGAACAAAATCGTTTTCTTCATGGAGTGAATTTACGGATTTTGTAAATGAAATGCCTATAAAAACAATTCAACCTTTCGTTTCCAATTTCAATGCTTTTGCTGGAGAAGGATTCTACGGTAATGTCGTTCAAGGATTGGTTATAAAACAATTAGAAGATGCTGTTTTCATCTTCGGAATAGCAATAGACGGAACATTAATATTTAGAAAAAGGAATTATCCAGACGTTTCAACTTGGGAAGATCCTAAGATAATAATTCACAGTAATAATTGACATAAAATTTACTTCGTAACCGACCTGGGAGAACTGATTGGAATAAATGAAACTTGGTTCAGGAATCGAGGTTACATTAGAGGTGAAATTAATTTGGATGATTTTAAAAATGCAGGTGCCTATTCATTGTTCAATGTTGAAGGGAACAATGTTCCTACATCTTGGGCACAACTGCTTATATTTTCATCTGGGTATTATATTATTCAAATTATCGTTGATATAAGTAGTCGTAAATTATTTATCAGACGATATGATACAGAAAATGATCGCTGGCAAGAATGGGGTAATATAATTATAACATAATTTTTATCACAATTCCGACCTGGGAGAACTGATTGGTACAGCTACGGGCAATAAAAGCGGATTAATGTCGGTCGAAGATAAAAAAAGACTGGGAAGACGTTTTTTTAAAGGATACACAAAATTAGTTGAAAGTAAATATTGGTACAATCATTATGTCGCATTGATATTTGGCGCTTCTCCTGCATCCAATCTTGGATCATTAATAGCTATAGACTGGAAAGGAAATGAACTAATATCTGTTACTAGATTTTTTGGCAACAACGACAATGTTAAATTGTATCTTGGCAGTAATCCAGAAACAAATATGTATGAGTTATGGTTAGGCTTGATAGGTCTAGACGGAGATGGATCAGAATTTATTATTCAATCAAGAGAATCGATAGATCTAGATAGTAAAACAGTTGAAACACTTCCGTCTTATTTGAAAGTAATCTCTATATCTTGACAAAAAAATAACGATTTTTCAGAGCTGGGAGAACTTTTGCCACTTTCGACAAATACTAATAAGGGATTAACAAGGAGAACAGCATATTTTGATTTAATTCAAGGCAAATTATACAAGATAGCATATAAAGAGGAACTACATGTATATAAGCCTGTAATATGCTTACTATATGTGCTAAGAAGTGGAATATCGTCTTGCTATGTAGCTTCATTAAGTGGGTATCGTAATGGAGTTTCCCATTTTAAATTGATATGTGGAAATGATATCCAATTTAAGCTGTATCAAAAGTTGAATAGCGCTAATTATTTTGACTTCATGCTGGAATGCCCTGATAATTCAGCTGGCATTATGGAGATAAAAGCCATGATTGATTTAACGGTTATTGAAACGACAGAACCATTAAGTGATTGGCAACAAATAGCAACAAAATAATAGCATAAGTTGAGAGCTGGGAGAACTGATACCGCTTGCAACGAATGAAGCAAACGGATTGATGAGTAAAAATAATTATATTAAAATTGCTCAATCCATCACGTCTACCAAATTAATAAAAATAGAATCTTGGGATGGATATTCTACACTTGTATTTATTAGAACAAGTGGAGCAACCGGATTATATTCCATTGATGGTAACTGGGCGGACAGTGCGAAATTCACAAGATTGTCTGGTCCTTTAGGAAAGGATCACTTTAATGCATATAGAGAAAGAAATGGTAATATTTATGTAAAGACGACTACACAGTCAGAACCATTGACTGTTACGTCTGTAGGATCTAATCATGTTTTCAAATTTGAGGAATCAGATAAAGATGTTGATTCTTTAATAGTATTACAATGATCGGGAGGATCGGGTGGCACCGGTTTGTACCGGACCACCCGTTTTTTATACCAAAGATACGGTTCGCCAATAATCCCAATTAATCGCCAACAGGCAGAAATTCTTGTTTAAATTCCTACCTGTTCGAGCGTCCTAATATCTATATCTACTTTAGTTGCTGAAATGGCATTATAAATCGGTATGCGGTTGGCAAAATATGCTATAGCGTATCCCCATCCACTCACGTAAACATAATAATTGTAATCATTATCTCTATACATTCTTATTGATGACGGTCCAGAATTATGCGTAATACATAACCCATTACCACCGCCATGCATACAGATAATAGAGTAGTCATCAACTACTTCCGAATTACCTTCACCAACAATCTTAACAACCAAATTTAAATTCCTCATAAAATCAATCCTATATAAGGTTGCAGATCCTCTACCTTCTGCCATCCTTATATAGTTTTCATTTTGCAGAAGTTCTCCCAGCTCAGTGCTATATCTTTTGTCACGTCAAGATATTGGTACTTCAATCGCCCCACTAGGAATAGCATTGATTGATTCTATTTTGCTCGTGTTCACAAGACCTAATCGTGACACTATTATTTTCGCATACCAATTAGCTTTTATGTAAAAGCAAAATCTTTCTGTATCAACTGTATAATACATATTAATGTTACTAATTTTGGTTCCGTTTATCAATTTACAAAAGACTTTATTTGCATTCCATCTAATCATAGACACTGCGACTGAGAACGAGTCTCCACCAACATTTGTAACACTAATTACAGACTCATTTATTGATCCGGCATTTGGCATAAATACACTAATCTTACAATATTGATTATTATCTTTAGATAATTCTAAAGGTACCATACCGGAACTCATCAACCCGCTTTTATTTGATGTTGCATTCCCAATCAGTTCTCCCAGGTCGGTTACGAAGTAAATTTTATGTCAATTATTACTGTGAATTATTATCTTA